GTGAACTCGATCTCCTTTGGCCAGAAGCCTGTTAACGCTAGGACTTCGCAGAGGCTTCGCCGCCAAGTCCCTCGATGAAAGGGGTCTCGTCTGCTACCTCGTTGATAGGTGTAATGGTCATGTCAGGGTTTTCGGCAACCCACTCGCGCCAGTTGGCTGGCACTTTGTCTCCAGCAAGTTTGCAAAGAGTAAAAGCCCAGCAGCACATGTCGCTAAAGCCAATGCCTTTGCCGTCTGCTGATCGACGGTTCTCTGTTCGTTCCCAGTCAACAATGGCAAGCATGTTGGTGGTCATCTCACGCGCTGGCTTACCGTCGCCAAGGTCAATAGATAGTTTGACTTTCATTGTTTCTCCTTTGTCGGGCAAGGCTCCGCTTGTGCGGTCTCGCTACTTGTAATTCTCAGCGGCTGGTGCCGCGAGATCATGCGACGGCTTTAGTTAAAACGCCACCGCTAAATGTCAGGTCGATCGTGGACAGTTCGCCGAGCGAAGCGTTAATCGGTGTATGTGCCGACAAGAACGCGCCCGTCAAAGTGTACGAAGGGTTCGCAGCACCGACAGCCGATGAAGATGGCTTTAAGACAAGCGTCGTGGTTGTGCCCACAAGGCTGTAAATGCTGGCTTCAGTCTCGCTTGCTGCGTAGCTCTGATAAAGAGTTACGGTCACGGTGTTCGAGTACAGGCCAGATGTGAAGCTGCGCGAAGTGTTGGAAAATGTCGTGTTTTCTAATTGCTCCGACACATAGTTGATGACCGCGCTTGTGCACTGATCGGACAAGTCAACCGAGTTGATCGTGATGCTTGGGTTAGAAAGGTAAGTGCTGCTGATAGCCATGTCTATTGCTCCTTGGGTTCTGATTTGACTTTAGATGATTTCTTTGCAGTGTCGGTGGATATCAGGCCGCCGTCGAGCAGTGCGTCAATGTTGACACCTTCCTCTGGGATGAACTGATCGCCCGGGGTTCCGAGGCGTGGGCTGATGATGGTGTACATGTTTCTCCTTATGCGCTTTGTGCTTGTATGCCACAGTCAAGGTCGTAACACGGGAAGAGCTGCCCACCAATTTCTAGGTTGCTGGGACGGCCTGCCATAACGATGATCGGACTGAGTAGAACTTTGCTGACGATGTCGAGGATCGAGCGCAGCACTGGTAGGCCTGCTGGCCCTGATCCGATGACCTTGATCGGGAAGTCCATGCGGATGATGTTGCCATTGCCTGCGATAGTCGTAAAGGATGGCGCGTCAATGTAGACACAGTTAGGCACAAGTTTTGTGGGGTCGTTTACTACTCGCAGGCCAGTGACCGCTGTGAGTGTGGTCGTCAGGCTGTCAATAGCCCCGTTGAGAGCGTCTGTGTAAGCCATTAGGCGCAGGCAGGCCTGTCGATGCCTAGCAACTGTTTAACGATCGGTGTGAGGCTCTGCTGAGGCGCTGTGCCCATTCCGTCAAAGGATGCGAAAGTGTTCTCAAGCGAGCCACGGCTGCGCCAGAGGGCAGCGCAGTACATGAGTGTTCCGAGCGTGGCATCCCCACCCGGACTAGTTGTGAGACTGTCAATGTAGCCAGCCTCTTGCCTTCGACGATATGCGAAGTCATTGCCAGCAGATACGGCCTGAGTGATCAGCGTGTAATCGTCAGATGGGTTGGTGATCTGTACGCCAAGGTAGGTGACGAGCTGTGCGGCAGTGACCCATGTGCATGTCTGGGTGTAGGTGACTGTGCCAGTTGCGGCAACGCGCTCAACATTGTCAGCGACTTTTGTGTACAGCACCTGATTAGCGATTGGCACATTTATGTCATAAAGCAGATCGCCCTCAGTGTCTATACCGATGTATAGATACTGGGGCAATGCGCGAACAGTGTAAGTGCCGTTAAATGTTGCATCAACTGATGCGACTGTGATGGATTGACCGACTGCAATTTCCGATGGGGTCAGTAATTGCAGTACGGCGTAATCATCCAGTAAGTACTTTTGTGTAACGCTGTAAACAGCCATGAGCGGATGCTCCGCTCTCGACTAGGCCTGTGTGATCTTGCGGATCATTCCAGAGATTGCAGCGAAGGTCGATACATAGCCGTGGAAGGACATGTTGCGTCCCAACACTGATGGCTGCTCGACGCTCATGAGGCCACGAATGGACTCGTAGAACTCGTAAGCATCGCCTTGACCTTGACCTACGCGGGTGATGATCATGGTCTTTGCAGCGAAGTTGCTGTCAACTACAAGCTGCAAGCCGAGTGGGTTGCCGTTCCATGATGTTGCGCTTTGCGATCCTGCGGCGTTGTATCCGCTGAGACCGTTGGCGATCAACGGGAAGATTTGACGGCCCGTTGTATCTGCGAGCTGGCCCAATTGCGCCCAGACATCGACGGAAACGAACATGTGGGTTGGCAGCCAGTTGCGGTTGCTTGAGATGTCGCTTGCTGCGTCGTATACAGACTTGAGCAAGTCGGCAACTGTTCCGTCCCAGACACCAGATGATGTTGCTGCGGTGAGCATGTTGTCTGCTGCCAAGTTGTCAGAAGCGATCATGTATTCGCCCATCAAGTCATTCAAGATCAGCTGCATTGCGGCAGGCGAAGTGAAGTCGATGTCCTGTACGGAAAGGGTTACTTGTCCAGCAAGTGTGGTCTTGCTGATCGAGTTGGACGCGATGACCATGGTTGTTGCTGATGCTGCACCCAATTCTGATTGCGATGCGACGCTGGTGTGCGTGGTGATCGTTGGACGAATAAAGGTTTTTGATTGTCCACTGTCTGGGTAAGCGCGAGCGCCGACTGCTTCTACGACTGGACGCAAGAAGTTGAGGTCTTGTACCAATGGCCCGAGGACTGGAACTGGCAAGAGACCCGGTGTATCGGTCGTGATGACATCGCCTGCGGCTGCTTCAAATACTGTGCGCTTTGATGCGGTGTATTCTGCAACTGCTTTGTTCATGTTGTGGAAAGTGTCGCCACCAATGTGGTAGGCAGCCATAAACTCGCCTGCGTTTGGCAACTTAAACTCGCGTTTTGCTTGTGCTGGAATTGCAGCGGTTGGAATGGTTGCCTCGACTGCTGGGACTGTTACTTCTGACATGGGTTCTGTCTCCTCTGTGGGTTCTTGTATTTCATTATTATCGGTCTCTTCGGGTTCGTGGTGGATACTTGCAGCAATATCTGTGATGACTGCTCCAGCGAAGGCTGGGACTGGCACCATGGACAACTCAATCCAGTCGGCAGCAAGGACGGTAATTGAGCCGTCATCGTTTGCTCGAGTCTTTGTTGGGTTTACGCCAACAGATACCGAGTCAAGAACACCGTCAAGGGCAAGCTGCAAAGCCTCGTCGCCTGCGGCGGTCTTGCTGATCTTGGCACTAAACAGCATGCCTTCAGCGGTGTCGACGCGCTCGGTGACAATGCCGATGGCCTGATTGCTGTCGTGGTTCATGTAGAGCCGTGGGGCTTTGCCCTCGACTGGCAGGCTGCCTTGCTCAAAGGTTACGGCTGTACCGTCGGACACTGTTGCTGCCACACCGTATGGCACGGCGATGCCTGTGATGGTTCGTGATGGTGTGCCGTCGCCTGCTGCTGCGTCGATGCTGACGGATGGTGCGGTAAATCTGATCATGAGTTTGCGATCTCCTCTTGCGTGTTTTCTTCTGTTGGTGTTTCCATTTTGTCTGCTAAATAATTCTCTTCAAGGTATGACTCGTAATCGAAGGCAACAAAAGTGCCGTTAGGCAGCACATTGTTCATTGACAATGTTTCTGCTATTGCGTCTGCATAAAGTTTCACACCGAAGAACAGCAAATCCATGCGAGCCTGTTGCGATGACTGATACGAATAAGACCCGGTCGATACGCCGATCAAATATGGCGGCACATTGCCGATCCGTCCACCAGTTTCTAGTGCGCTGTAGTTGGCTGACTCGATAAGCAGCATCTTGTCTGGCGACATTGTTGTCGGTTCGTAAGATAGGAACTCGTTAAGCGCAGCAGTCTGATTAGTTGCGCGCGCTTGGTTAAATGCAGCTGCAAGATCGGCTAGTTCTTGTGCGCTTAGCGGTTCGCCACCAGTTTGCTTCAGAACTCCCGCAGGAATGCTTGAGGAGGCGTTCCGCGCCCTTGCGTCCTGAATCTTGATCGCTGTTTCGATAGCGGCCTGCGATGAATAGACCATGCCTTGTGTTGGCGACAAGAACTGGATCAAGTTCTTCGGGTCGATCTCTCCGCCTTGGAAGTACACTTGCGATGACGGCGCGAACCATACGGGGCCAGCCATGTCTGTTGTTGTAACTGATCCTGCTGGTAGTCGAGTGAAGGTTGCTGGGAAGCCGTCGGCGGTGCGGCTGGTGATGTACCAGAATGCGCGCCCGTAAAAATACAAGTCGTCAAATGTCCAACTCATCAGAAAGTTGTAAGGGACGGTTGGGTCTGGACGACGCAGCCAAGTGCGCGGCGCAATATAAACGCGCTCCATTTCTTCGCCGTTCCACATTTCGTTGTACATCTGCAATGGCATGCAGCCGATTACTGATGCAAGTAGATCGCGCGCGCGTGAGATCGCTGGGATCGAGATTGCCGCGGCTCGCAGTTCGCCTTCGCGGTAGGTGTAGTACTGACCGATCATGTTTTTGCCGACATTGCTGCTGTTATAGCCTGGACTCATTGCACCAGCAGCTGCCGCTTTAGCAGGCGCTGGACTGATGGCGGCCTTGCTTACTTTGCGGTCAAATAATCCCATGCCACAACATTACAGATGCAAGCGCTGTGATGGTGGCACTCGATCGGCCTAATCAGTTCCCGACGAAAGGCTAGGTACTTCGACCGAGTGCCGAGGGTATGTTACTGACTAACAGTGACCAGCATCGGCTTACCCGACACTGATGGCCTCGAGCACAGTGCAGCTGCCCAGATCATGCAGCGACACAACTCGATCGGCCCGGGTGATCTCTGCGATGACACTGCGACAGAGCCTTGCGATCGGACAGCGACAGCGCGCTGGACATGTTCAGCCAACTGGGTTGAGCCGTCATGTAGCAACATTTTTTCTGCTATTAGGTTTCTTACTGTGGGGGTGTATTTCAGTATTTCGCCATAGCCGACGATGACCTTTTTGGTCTCTAGATGTCGAGGCCACTGGATGTCGATGCTGGGTGAAATAGCAAACTTGCAGCCCTCGGCGGTCAGCCTGTCAACCTCGAGCAAGAGAGCTGCAAAACTGTCCACGACAAAGGCCACGGTCACGACAATGCGGCGATCAGGTAGGGCCACGGCGCGCAGGCCAAAATAGCGAGAGTCGTCCATGCTGGTCTCAATGGCAACAATGCCGCCTTTTGGTATGTCGCCTTCGTGCTCAAGTGCAGGCCAGACACCCGGCGGTATCCAGCCGCGATCGGAAGCCACCCACAGATTTACTGATGCTCGCAAGAATTGTGCGCGGTCAGGGTTCTGAGACTCGGCCTCGATCGTTGACAGTTCCAAAGTGTGACCGAGCGCAGGGTTACCGTAAGCCCACGCGGCAGGGTTCATCGGGTCAAGGTCTGGCGGTGGCGACCATTCGGCAAAGTACAGCGACGATCGCTCGCCTCGATCTATGGCTCGCAGTCCCTGTTCACGCCAACGCAAAAAAGCGGTCGATGCCTCAGTGCCAGCCGTTGACCAGCAACTGAGCAGCGGCGATTTTCGTGCGCGCATCGACGGGATCAGACCGCCGTCAATAGCAAGCTGCGACATGTCCCAGATTTCGTCTGCCACGATCAGATCGTTGCTTGTGCCGTGACCGACCGATGGCTTTGCCGCCCTGACAGTCCACTTGCTGCCGTCTGGCATTGTGACCGAGTTTCGACCGTAAGCCTTGACACAGGATGCACCGAAGCGCGCTTCGAGCACTGGGGCTATCTCATCGAAGAGTGTGATCGCCAAGTCGAGTCTGTTAGCGGTCGTTAAGACAGTCTGCTTCTTGCCCCGTATTTTTGGCATCTCTGTAAGCCACCAGCCAACCAAACTACCTAGAGCAACGGTCTTTCCGTTCTGTCTGGCAGTCGAAACAAGACTTGTCCGATGCAGCAACTCACCATGCTCGTCATAAGCCAGCTGACCGTCAAGCGCGCGCACCTGCCAAGGCATAAGGGTCAGTCCTAAGTGCTGTTCTGCCCATCCCTGCACATCAGCCCCGAACGATCCCGCATGATCCGTGACAGTCGTTTCCAGTCGAGGCCAGTCATGGCTGATTGCCGCCAGTTCAGGCTGGTTGCCATCCGATAGAGACAAGAG